AAGTAGGTTCAAATTACTAAACACCATGTTAGCCAAATCGAAGAAAGAACCTAAAGCCATACCGCCTTGGGTTAATCTTGCCCCAATATACTGACCTTCAGTTACCTTTGTACCTTTGCCACCAACGCGACGAGCGTTGAAGATGACCTCAGTTTCAAGCTTACGGAAGTCAAGCATCGGAAGATTCTGCGCTTCATTAGATGGCGATAGGAAATTTGTGACGTTTATTCCACCGCCTTCATCTGGGATGAAACCATTTCTAACTGCGTATTCCTTTAGACCGCCTCGGTTCTTATTTATACCAGCATGCCATTGTCTAATCTGGTCTATAGCCTCTTTAGTGCTTGCAATATCCTGCATTTCATTAATACCGTAGTACTTAGCAAGACGACCCATAACGCTTTCTTCGATACGACCAAGTGCTATAGCACGTTGGGTATCGCTTTGTGCATCAAGAAACTGCTCAACCATGCGACGCTTGTATTTAGCACCTTCTGCTCCTTTAAGGAACTGAAGACGGTTAAGGTCGGACAGTAAATCGTTGGCTGCTTCAAACTTACGTGGGTTAGAAATATTAATATACCCTTGTGGACGACCTGAGCCAGTCCATGCAATAACACGTATTGCTCTATCGTAAATACCTGATTGATAAACCTGTGTTTTCCAACCACCATCGGCATCTTGACCAAACATCTTTAGGTCGCCGTATGCAGCTTGTGATTGTATCTTCTTCTTAGCTAAACCAATCTGCTCTAGCGCTGCAAAACGTCCTGGTCGATAGCTTTCAATAACGCCAGCACGTGCTTTCTCCATGAAATCATCTAAAGCGCGAGCAAGGTTAGGGTCTTCAGCCTTTTTAGCATCAATAATTTTCTGATATCTACTTACAAGCTTTGGGTCTAGTGCATCTAATCCTATTGTAGCAAAGTTATCGATTGGACCTGTGGCAGTAATTCCATAATTATCAATATGGTCTGCTGCTAACGGACTACGGTCGAAGAATCTTTGGAATGCAGCAACATCTCCACGTTCAGCTAGCAGATAATCCGCTACATCTTGGTGATTATCCAACCTAGATACAATAGTTGCGGTTCTATAAGGGTTAGATGTTTCATAAACCAGTGGGTTTGATGCAAGTTTAGTTAAATTTGTTTCGGCTACTAGGTCATCTACGAGTACAGATAAGCCAGTCTTGACTTCTACTGCCGTAGGTAATGTTTTTTGTGCGACAATCTCTTCAAGCTCTGTCCTGAATATATCCATATCGTCTGTAGTAGAAAGACGTTTTGGACCAATTGCTTTCTTTGCAGTGCCTCGCACTGCCATACCAGCACCCTTGGTTCCTAATGCAGCTAACGCTAAGTCTGTAACACCAGAAGCTAGGATTCCAGCCCATTCATCACGGAATGCTTTATCGCGTTTGCGCTCATCAAATACATCAAAGTCTTTATCAAGAAATGAGATATCGGTTATAGGGTCAAGCACAGGGGATGCGACTTTACCTACGGCGCTTGCTAATGCCTGCCCCATAGAAATCTTTTTAGCTTGGTTTCTTGAGAAACGATAACTTTCAGTTAAGCCACCCTTACCTTTAGCCATAGCTTGAGGCGTAAGTAATCCAGCAGAAACAGTTTGAGTTACTGGTTGAATAACCTTTTCACCAATTTGAGTAAGCAATGACAAAGCTGGATTAACAATAAATCCAAATTTTCCTTTTTGTGCAGACTCAAGTTTTTCTGCAACTTTAGGAATAATGGCTTGTTCTACGCCACCAACTTTAGTGTTATCTTTCTTGAACTTATCAACCTTGGATAACTTTGGTTCTTTGGTAGGGTCTTTGGCTATAGAAGGGTCAGTCCACCATTCTGTTATTGACACTAGGTGTATCCTCCTTAGCCGTTAGTTCCTCTAATACTTTGATTCGGTCGTCATCGGATTCGAAGGGGAACTTGGCTAAATCCCAAGCAATTGGAGCCATTTCAAATCCAAGATACTCAAGGTTCTCTTCGAACCGTTTAACTATCTTCACTCTGATTGACTCCGTAAATACTTAACAAAAGCTTTCATAGTCCCAGTTGATTGTGGGGAATCCGCATATTGCATAAATAGTGGCATGTATTTAGATAACTTTGATAAATCTTGTAACTGATTATCAATTGGACTTTTCATTCCAAGTATCTCTCTGCCAGCACCAGGACCGATATCTACGCCTGTAGTAACAGGCTCATCTGGTCTTTGGGTTGGTGCATTTAATGGAACGATGCCAGCCATCGGGTTGGCAGTTGGCTGTGGTTGATTAGACCTAGCCATGGGCGCACCCTGCTGTTGTTCTTGAAATTCTTTTTGCTCGCCGTAGGCAGCATCAGGAAGTCTTTTTATGCCTTGTCGGTCAGTACGTTTAGCAAACTTACCTGGACCAGATGGCTGCATCATTGACATTTATTTACCTACTTCTTCTTTGGAATATTAACCTTTGTTCCTGCCCAAATCATTGCGCCTTGCTTGTACTTTTTCTTCTTCATGATTTCAGGATTTGCTGCTCGTATCTCTGCCAGAGTTAACCCTGCGGTCTTAGCGATATTGTATAAATTATCGCCTCTCTTTACGGTGTATCTACTGTCAGTTTTTGATGTAGAACCACCACCAGTTGGAGTAGTTCCATAAGCTGGCATTGTTTTAGAACCAGCCTTATATGCTGCAGTTCCAGGTACAAGAGATGAACCATCTTTGCCATATCTAAGTTCTTTGTTTTTTCCAGAAGCTTTAGCAATCATACGATTAAGCTCGTCCATACGGTCACGTCGGGTTTTACCAACACTAAGACCCATGGCTGAGTTTTTAAGAATGCTTGATAATTGTTGCTGAGCTCCTTGGCGACCTCTTGTAAAAGCGCCTTTTCCTTCTTTTCCAGTAACTTCAGCAAGCTTTGCTTCAAGACGCATAATCTCATCAAAGTCTTTTTTGGTAGAACCTTTAAGAATGCTACCTACTTCGCCAACAAGCCCAGCAAGAAGTGCGCCTTTAGCAACGACTTTGGTTTTTTTAAACTTTGGCTTGTCCTTCTTTGTAGCTTTAGCGTTAACCTCTGCCTTCATTTTATCTATAGCTTGTTTTCCAGCAGTTGGTTTATCAGCAGTAGAAGTTTTTCCATCTACGGTAATCTTCTTACGTCCTTCTGGATTAGCTGCTGCTTTCTTCTTAGCTTCTGTTGCTGTAGGTGTTTGAGTCTTACCTTTGGCAGAATTAGCTAGAGCTTGATTTTTTGCAGCGACGCGCTTCTTTGCATCATCTAAACCTTTGGCTTCATTCTTTTCTAGGTCTGCAAGAGTTGGACGCTTTGACGTAGGAGCATCTGCTTTAGTAGCAGCAGGTTTAGTATCTGGTGCTCCGCCATTGGCTTTGCTCCAGTTTTTACGCTCTTCCTTTGTCATAGAAGCCCATCTAGCTTTATTCATAGCAGACTTCTCTGCACGAGTTGGCTTCTTTGTCTTGGCTGTAGCTTTCTTAAAATCTGCTTCAATAACATCTTTAGGTGGAAGCGTTGGCTTGCTTATCGTCCCAGCGGAAGTACCTGCTTTTTTGACGGCAGGCTTTTTTTCTGGCGAATCTACCTTAGTAGCAGCTTTCTTGACAGTCTTCTTCTTTGGTTTTTCCTTGGCTTCTTTGGCATCTTCATCCGCATATTGGCGGTCAACTGCTGCCTTAGCCTCACGACGGTCACGAGCAATACGCTCTTCCGAAGTTTCGGTTGCCTTTACATAAACCTTCTGACCTTTATCGTCAACGATATAATCAGGCTTGCCAGATGCCTGACGCTTCTTTGCATCGCTTAATTCCTTAAGGGCTTCTCTATCTTCAAGTGTTTGCTTTGTAGTAATATCTTTTACTTTAGCTTTTGTTCCTGAAGCTTTGTTTCCCTTGAAAGTATTCTTTGATGCAGATTTAGCGTCTTTTCTGGCTTGGCGGAACCTGTAAGGTTTCTTACTTGTCTTTTTCGCCATGGTTATCCTTACTTAATCTTGTTGTTGTTGCCCTTGATGCCCTTTACTTCTGGGGCTTTCTGTACGTTTCCTAGTCCAATTCCCTTACCACCAGGCTTCTGACCGATACGTGCTGTAGAAGTTGGGGCTGGGGCATGCTTTCCTTGTTTTCCAAACATTGTTTCTCCTTGTTATGCTGGTATTTGGCGAGTGACTCTCGCTGCTAGATTTGGATTTCCTCCACCAGTAAGACCTGCTAGCAACTCTTGCATTGCTGGTCTACCTTGTGGCATCTGTGGCATACCGCCACCCATACCCATAGGTTGTTCTGGTTGTGCCATTTCTGGCGATTGCGGTTGTTCTGGTTCTGGTTCTTTCTTAAACGCTTTAGCTACCGCATCTTCAAGCGAGGTCCCTCTTTTACGTTCATCGATGACTACTGCCATCTTCTCAACAATTTGCATTGGGTCTTGTCCTTGCGAAACCATTTGAGGAATCGCTGCTGCAAGCTGCGAGATGGATGCTTTGAGTGAATCACGCATTTCTTCTATATCAATTGCTCGCTCTTCTTCTCCTGCATTAAGGGAGATTGGTAAGTTACGACGTAACATTCCGCGAGATATTAACTTATCGCCTCTTGCTTGCAGACCCCATACCAATGCTCGGTTAGGGTCAAGACCTGCCATCAATCCGTATTCAACTGTTACACCGTAGTTTCCGTTGATGTCGATTGATGGCTTATATTTTAATTTATATGGAACTCCATTAGCTGTTGCAGATACTTCGCGAGTCAATGTTGGGAAGTATGCTTCGTCTGTAGCGAACGCAATGGAGATTGCTCCACCTATTGCTTCGCCAAGTATTGATTGAATAACTTTAATTTGTGAATCGAACCCAGCCATAAGTGCCTTGACACCCTGACCAGTAACGACAGAACCTTCTGCTTGTCCTGCACGTGCTTGTGGGAATCTTGTTCCCAACTTCATTTCATCTGCTAGGACGTTGTTCTCAGCAAAAGCAAACTGTGGTACGTCTAAATTTATACGACGTATTTTCTCAGGACTGTTCGAACGAATGACCGAATCAGGACCAATGGAAAGCTGAGTAACATCATTGGGAAGAGCAAGAGGAGCTTCAACAGATTTCTGAACAGCTTCCATAGTAAGCAAAGCAAGACGCGCTTTCGCTGCATATACTGGTAGAACGTCATCGAACGAACCTCTGGTTTCGCCATCAAGCGAAGGACGCTGAGCAATCGCAACTGGGACTCTACCGATTTTGTTTGGTATTTCGGCAAGTACTATGCCTCCACGTTCTGGTATGAACATGACCGCACGTTTCTTGTCAGTCCATCGAACTACCTCAAGTAATTCGTTTCCGCTTGCAGTCTGACCAAATGAATTTGGTTTTAGAATTTTGTCTGCGTATTCTGGGTATAGCGCTGCTAAATCTCCAGCTTTACGATAATACGAACGACAATAGACAGATACTTCTCCGAACCTGTCCATCTCGTAATATGCACCCATGGAGTTTTCTACATGGATGTGTGGTCTATTTTCCTTGAAATTAGGTTCTACTCTAAATACACAGAAACCATAGGTTCCTAATTGGTCTGCGCCACGCAGTAGCTCTGTTCCAAGACGAGAAGAGGCAACATAATAATTTGCAATCTTAGTTCTCTTATCAGCCTTAGAACGCTGTGAATCATCAAGGGATGAATCTCCAGCAGCTGTTATGGTAGGTAATACGCCTGCCTGCTCAGAAACATCGCGAGCAACCACATCGATAAGGTTGGCAATAATAGGCTTAGACCATGTT